ACGCTAAGACCTATCTTCATGTAAGGTTATCCCTTACTCTAAAACTTAATAGTTCATATACTGTCTGTGTACCAGCGCCTGAGGTAGTAACAACTACTTCACCTTCGTACTGTCCTGCATCTACGCTATCTAATACGCCACCTGAAAAATCAAACTGAACTTTGCCATCTGTACCATTGGTAACGTTACTACAAGTAATTGTGCTAAGTAGCGTGTCGGTATTAGCTTTACGAAAACGCACAGATACAGTTGTACCCGCTGGGGAAACATCTAAAGCACTGTCGGTAGACTCATCAGTAAGCGTAAGTATAACAACGGGTTTTGCATCACCTTTTACTAATCTAATTGTATCCGCCATAGCTTACCTCACGCAAATCGTTGATTTTGTACACGCATAGAACCTCTGCCTGTACCAAGGTTAGCTCTGGCTCTACGCTCTGATAATTTATATGCAAACTGTTTTGCATGGTATGAAGCTAGTTCTCTATCACTCCATGTTCGCTCGGGCAGCACCAGAAGATGTTGTAGCGCACCGTGCATGATCACATTCTCTAAATCATCAAGCACAGTTTTATCCATTTCCTCCGCTGTTCTTAGTGGCTTACAAGCAACTATCATACGAACGTCATAGTTAGTGATACCGTCTGGAATGGGAGCTACAGCAAAATTATCAACATCAATGGTTGTAATATATCTAGGCTCAGCCTGTTCATTAGCTGCTCCATACGGCCACTTAGGGTATAAATCATGTAAATGATCTAGAGACACGGACTTCAGTTTATTACCGTTTACAGTAGCGGTAATAATCGCATGCACCTCAGCGTAATCTGGTGGTTCATACGCATAGTCATGTCCGCCTTTATTAAGTCTTATAGGGGCTTGCTCATGACGCCATGCTAGAGTGCGCTCACACGCCTCTATAGCCGCGTCCCGCACATACTGCTCTACAACAACGTTAGGAGCGCCAGGGACGCTTGGAGCGAGTCTAGTGACTAATTCGGAAAACTTTCTATTAGGCATTATACAACGTCCTCCTCTTGTAGCCCGCCACGTTCAGGATCAGTAATCGCACGGCTCTGAGCAGCAACGCCAAGTGCCTGAGTAAACGACTGCTGAAACAACTGCGCTCGGTTAGAGTTAACGTGTTCGTTGTCCACCGACTCTGCAATAAATACTGTAGCGTCAATAACTACGGGAAAATACGCATCAGGAATTAATTCTACAGTTTGAGTACCACTATAGTCAGGTGGAGTCTTCGCGTATTCACCCACCAATATCTGCCCCGCAGGAGCCTTGGGGTATATAAAAAACTTATTGGGGTTACGAACATGCCGCATAAAGTTTACAGTTGGCCCTGCTACGTCGTTCATCCATGTAGGGTACGCTTGATCTAACGCTTCACGGTTTGTCTCGATAATTCCGTTACCGTTTTTTACAGAATATATTTCTATAAGACGAATAGAATCAGACGGCGTAGATTGAACAACCTCGCCGTCTGTACATGTAATATCTCCGATGAAAGCAAAAAGATCAGGCCGCAACACAGCAATTCGCTTCAGAGCCTGATTAGCAAACCCCAGCAATACATCATCGCTGTAGCGAAACGGTGTGTTGGTATCTTGTATGATACGCCTAACCTCAGTGATTACATCGTTTAGAATCATTCAGGTAGCCCTCTTGATGCTTCTTCAGCCAGTTCTGCAGGAGTGTTATCAGGTGCTTCCGGCTCTTCAGTAGCTAAATTTACCTTTGCAGGTCTGCCACGTTGCTTCTTAGGGATATGTTTCTCAGGAAACGCTTGCTCCTCAGTAACTTCTTCTGTCTTAGGGTTTTCGGCTAAGATTGGATCCCACTCGTAGATCTCGCCGTCAACTTTGTTTTTTAACCATCTGGTCATGTTAGTCTCCTTATTTTTTCCAGCTAACGCGACTAGACGAGCTTTTCTTCCTCATTGCCGCCTTTGCCGCTGCAGTTTTACATTGCGCCATAGTAGGACGGCACGCTGGATACCCCCTCTTACTATCACTTTTTGACCCACTTCGTCCACAAGGTTTACCTGTTTTGCAGTCTACCCAGCCTTTGCCGTCGTTTTGGCTAAACCACTTTCGAAGCGATGCGCCCTTTTTACTTTTTCTTACGGCCACTCTTATTACCCCAGTTTGCTGCTCCAACCTTTCGGCATTTAGCCAAAGCCCCTGATGCATAAGCTGAGGGCCAAACCTTGTAGCGAGCCTTTACTTTATAGTAGCAGGCGTCTTTTTTAGATTTTGCTTTAGGAGCTGCCATGCTATCACCACTTTTTACAAGACCAATAACGTGCGGTCATCTTTGAGGGTGGCCTACTATCACAACCGTGTCTTGCACGAAAATTCTTACGCCGCCCAGGTTGATTCTTTTTAATCTTCATATTGGCATCCCCGAACCGAATTATCTTTTCTTTACCGTTCTGACATGCCTTAACAACAAATTTTTTACCTCCAGAGACCTGACGCTTAGGTTTATTACAAGCCATCTTGCTTTTATCAATCTTAGCCATATGCGCCTCCTAGGTAGGGAGGGGGGCCGAAGCCCCCCAACCAAGTTATGAACAGTCAACCATTACAGCTGTAAGTTTCATAACTGCTGCGTCAGCGGCATTGTTAAGCACAATGTCGATTGTATCGGCAGCAGTATAAAACTTACCTTGCTCAAAAGCGTCAGTTCCAGCTACAGAAATATATGCTGCTGTAGCATTAGCGTTAACACCATCAAGGTATCCATCTGGGTTATCGCCGTCACCAACGTCAACTGTTAGTGTTCCGCCCTCAGCAGTAGTAACTTCTAGAGCCACATGTGTGACCAAAGTTTGTGCTGGGACTTTGATAACTTCAAGAATATCAGCACTTGTAAGTGCAGTCAGACCAGCTGCTGCTCTCTCAGTAGTGATAGTAGCGAAGTTTAGATCTACAGTTACAGATGATACTTTGTTGATACCTGCAGCAACGTGTGCGGCACCTGTACCCATGTTGTAACCTTTACCGTCGTTATAAGTAGCCATGATCTAAGCCCTCCTTATACAGTAACAATCATCGTAGCAAGAGCTTCAGGCTTAACGACTTTATAGCCGTAAACTTGAAGGCCACGAATGATGTTGCCAAAAGTTGTTTCAGACCGGATGGTTTCCATGTTTGTCATCTGAGATGCAAATGTAAAACCCATCTTGTGACCACCAATTACGCTGAACTCACCGCCTGCAGTTTTCTTTAGGTTGTGAGAAACGTAAACGGTAAATCTGTCGATCATACCCAAACGGCCATTACGCAGTGGCGACTGGTTGTCACCAGTAATAGACGCGTCTTTCAGGTCAGACTGCTTGATAAGGCCAGCCATCTTCGCAGGAATCACAAGGAAGCGATCCCCTTCTGGACAGTTAGCTTCGTCAAGAACAGTACCCATATCCACGATCTTATCAATGACGTTAGTCTTTGTAAGAGCTTCAGGGGTACCTGCTACACCCAAATCAATGTTTCCAGAAATAGCGCCAGCTGTTGTGCCTTTGTTATTTGCGGATACATCTGGTAGTAGATCAGTCAAGACACGCTCGTCGATTTTGATCTTCATACGCTCAGAAGCGTCTTTAGACCACATATCCATCAATGCGATGTCAGACTGAACCTGATCAACATCGTCTTCAACGCAAGCGAAGTACTCGCCTTTGTCGATTACGAGCTGCAGTTTAGCCTTGTCAGGGTTTTCGACTGAAAGAGTCTGGCCCTTAACGTAGGTTTGAATGGTGATCTCCGGAGTGGTACGGATGTTAACCGTGTCACCCATGTTACGAATTTCACCTTCGTAGTCAGTGTTAGAGATCGCAGACAGGACAGTCGCATCGTAGAAATTCTCGATGAGCTTGCCTGACCAGATCTCAGGAATAAAGTTGCCCGTGTAGTCCGGACGACCTGATGATACTGCAAAAGCCATGTTAGCCTCCTTTTAATTATGCAGTGACTATGCGACCTTCTCGCTGTGCAGCGAAAATGTCACGCTCTATTCGGCCACGTTCCTCTTCACGACCTTTGTACTTACCCTTACGGACAGCATCAAAGAACTGCTCGATGTCGGCGGGTGAGTATGTCTGGCCTTCGGATGGCATAGTATTGGTGCCTGAGCGACCTCGCCCTGGCGATACCTGCTTCTCCAACTGATCAGAAGGAACCTTCCGATTGGTTTGAGCAACACTTGGTGTACCGTTTGCCTCTTGCCAAGACTTAAAGAACTGCGCCACACGGTTAGAATCTAGGTTAGACTGTGCGTCTTCTAGATATGTCTGACGAGAAATACCTGTAAGCGGGTCAATCTCTAACAACCAAGACTGAAAGTTTTGATCATTATTGATGTCATTCCACTCGGGTATTTTATTGGAAAGGTCTGCCCAAAACTGCTGCGTTGCTGACTGAGCCTGTGCGTGCGAGATCTGATTCATCTGCGGTACCACGCTGGTCTGCATCTGCATTACTTGTTGCTCTAGCTGTGCGACCCGAGCATTGGCTTGCGCCACTTCTTCTCGTGCTGCACGCCGCATAACATCAATAGAATCGCCGTACTCCTGAACATCCTTATCTGTAATCAATGGATCGCTAGATACAGGTTGTGCAGCAGGCTGACTATTCAGTGTGCTAAGCAGTTGCTCCATTTGAGAAACACGGGATGTCAACTCACGATTCTCCGCTTTCATGCGGGGAACCTCTGCGTTGTACATACCTTGCAGTGTTTTGTACTTTTGTTCCCAAGTATCTTTAGTTTCGGTGTCTGGTTGTCCTTGCTCCTCGGTTCCAGACTGAGGTGCTTGCTCTTCTGCACTGTCGGCTACAGCCTCCTCTACAGGTGCTTCATTAGTATTAGCTTCAGCCTCGGGCGCATTGCCCTGTGCCTCAACCTCACCATTGAGTTCTTTATAGAGTTCTTGTACTGCCTCAGATTGCATCTGAACTTGCTTTGGTATTGCCATGTTGAACGCTCCTATCGGTGTGCGCAATTAACAGCTGTCATGATGACTTTGCCGCTATCTCAGGGGACTCGCTCACGAGCTTAGAAAGCTCTGACAGAACTTGACACCGCCCCTGTGCAAGTGTCGTATTCTGTGCGACGCTGGGTAGCTGCTCTAACTCGTGCATACGCCATTCCTGTAGCCATTTAGCTATCTCGGGATATTGGCGCACACTTGCGGCTAGTGCCTTAGTAACTTCAGGAGAGGGCCGGATCATCCTGCTCCTCCTGTGTCGCGGTTACTAACTGTGTTCGCATCTTGCCCACCTTTGGGGGTACCGTCAGGCTGCATCTCGGCTGGCTTACCTCCTGCTGCTTGTTCTGCTTGTTTAGCTTCAAGCTGCATTGTAGCTGCCATTCGATTCATGTAGCCTTCCTTCTCCCTAGATGGGATGATGTCGTCCACAGGCATCTGCAACCCTTTAGCCACTTCGCGAAGAATCGCTGCACGGCCTTCTTTACCAACGATCTCCATGTCGATCTGATTGGCGGTTGCGTTAAGAAACTCAAGACGGCGGATGTTAACAGTCTCTTTAACTGCAAGGTTAATCGAGCCTTTTGGCAAGATCTCAACATCGCCTTTAATAGTTTCGTCTTCGTCATATCGCATGTTGTATACGAACTGACGGTGTACAACTGGCTTAATCACATCTGTGTCGATGTGCATAACCACCTGTCGAATACCCTTACCAGCTGCACCCATAAGCATGGACAAGCCTGATGATGTGCGCCCCGCCCCTTGGACGTTAAGGTCGCCATACACGTAGGAAGGTATTCCTGAGTGATCGTCGGCTAGTTTACTGAACTTGTCATAGACACCCAGCAACGTGTTTGCGTTGTCATCTGGCTGTGTAAACCGCACTGCAGGTGCGCTAGACCCAAGAGGGTCATTAGTTACTTGCCAGATTTTCCACGGGTGGAGCTGCGTAATATCTTCATTTGGCGGGATACGCTCAAGGTTAACTTCGACCTGAGGCCCGCTAGAAATGCCCATGTTGTTAACCAAAGCTCTAGCAGCAGCGTTACACACGCTTTGTATATCTTCGATAATTTCTGGGATACCGCTACCCCAAAACGCCCCAGGGCGCTTGATGAAAGACGTTTTAGCATATGGCTTCTCTCCTAACGGATCGTAGTTAAGAATAGCCTTAATAACGTAATTACCTACAATCCAAACATTGGCATCGTACTCTCGATGCTCATCATCAATTTCTTCTTCATCAAGTCCCCACTCGATAAGCATTTTACCAGTTACTTTGCCCCAAAACTCTAGAGCATCAAAGGTTTCAGTAGGACGGTTAAACGAATGGAACTTACGTTCTTCTTCGTCTTTAACAAGCTCAACATCTTCGTTAATCCATGACGAGCCGTTACCGATGTCCAGTACTTTGCGGATAGCA